AATCATGAAGTCGTATCTACAACTAGTAAGTGATAAAGCTTATAAAGCTGATGTAAAACTTGAAGATGCCTTTGATAAAGCAGGGGCGTCTCATACCACATACTGGAGAACAAAGAACAATAGGACTGAAATGAAATATGATACGGCATTGAGGGTGTTCAATGCAATCGAAGAACTATACCAGATACAACAAGGTCGTGAGTATTCCCAACGATTACGACAAGCTAATCAGCCAGTTAATAATCGCTCGATCAGAAGTAGGTTTAAGCCAAGAATTGTTAGCTAATAAAATAGGCTGCACCTCTTCACTGATACACAAATGGGAATCACATAAACGAATACCCTCTGGCTTTATGTTGATATGCTGGCTTGATGCATTGGGATACCAGATAGATGTCACGAAAAAAAAGCCAACGAATAACTTGTCTGTCGTGTCAAAAGAAAACTGATTATTTTGTAGCTATACTTAAACGCAATCATGAAGCAACAAATGAGAAGTGTTGGTTTATTTGTATGCATTGTTATGAGGAAGACAAATGGCAAACCGAAACAAGAACAAGGGAACTTACCACGAAAAGTGGTTCGTCAACTGGCTTAAAGAACAAGGTATCAAAGCGAAAAGGCAACCCCTCTCGGGCAGCTTGGGAGGAGAGTATTCGGGAGACATCAAGCTCGAACTCAAAGGACACGAACTGGTGGGAGAAGTAAAGTACAGAGATAAGTCTAACTTCCCTAGCCCCTTCACAGTTCTCGAAGGCAGAGACATTGCCTTCTACAAAAGACGGACAGGAACTCCGCAAACGCTAGTCATAATGAGTGGCGAAATATTTCAACAATTAATGGAGGAAAGTAATGGTAACGAAACTACAGAAAGCAGTTGATGCTGCTGTATGGGAGGCAAACGTAGGTCGCGTTGCACAATCGCCAACACTACAGCGTGAAGTTTTACGCAAGGGATACTTCATAGACAGTGAAGCTATTCATGCTACCAGAATTAAGAACGGTGATGTTGTTGGTGAAAACTGGCTCAAAGGTAAGAACAAAGAAATACTTATCAGAGATCACGGACTAACTGAAGAAGACTTTAAAAAATATACTTGAACCTATTGCTTATGTGCAATAGAGTAAAAGAAAAAGGAGAACTAAATGGAACGAAGAGGATTTATTGGCGGCTCAGATTGCGTAAAGATTATGCGAGGTGAGTGGCTCGAACTATGGGAAATCAAAACTGGCAAAAGAAAGTCAGATGATTTGTCAGATAATATTGCAGTGCAACTAGGTACATTTACTGAAAGCTTCAACCTTCAATGGTTTGAAAAGCAATATCAATGTGTACTTCAGAAACATCAATGGGAGATCGAACAACAGATTGGCAGTGTGCCAGCCAAAGGAACTATCGATGCGGCTTATGGTTTTATACCTGTTGAAGCCAAGCACACCAACGCATTTAATTCTATGGATGATATTATCGAACGGTATATGCCACAGATACAGCTATATGCAAAGCTTGCTGATACACACAGTGCTTATCTGTCTGTAATATTTGGTAACAGTAAGTGGGAAGGTCGTCATATTAGATGCGATAACGAATACTTTAATAGTATGTGGGCTGTTGTGTCTGACTTCTGGTCATACGTTGAGGCTGATAAGCCACCGCAAGATGTAAACGTACCAATAATTAATCAAGATAATATTCAAGTAGATGATATGGTGATGAGAAATGCAGCACAAGATAATCAATTCGTCGATGCGGCAGTTACATATATACAAGGTTATGAGCATAACCGAGTATTCGAGAACGCAAAGAAAGATCTCAAAGCTATGGTCTTGCCCAGTGAACGTGAAGTTTATTGTGATCAACTGTCAGTCAGAAGAGACAAGCGAGGATCATTAAGAATTGTAATAACTAATAATAAAAAGGAGAACTAAAATGACTACTATGAAAATATGGGATGCACTAGCAGACACAGATCCTGAATACATCAAGCCTGTATCATTCGGCTCTCGATCATTCACAGCTATTGATCCGCAGTATCAGATCAGAAAAATGACTGAACAGTTTGGAGCAGTCGGTGAGGGTTGGGGTTGGCACAACACAACAGAGACAGTGTCTATAAGCAACGGAGACATGGCTGTACTAGCACACGTTACTGTTTGGCATGGCTCACAAGCAAATGCATTCGGCCCCTTCACTGGCTGCCGAAAGTTCTTTGACTCCTCGAAGGGTCGCCTTGCTGAAGATGCACCCAAGATGGCAATAACAGATGGGTTAACTAAAGCATTATCGCATATTGGCTGTGACGCTAACATCTTCTTAGGTAAGATGGATGGTAATAAGTATGCTCAAGATGCTAAGAGATCTAGTGAACCTGAAGGTAATTGGTAATGCTTACTAAAAAAGTAACCAAGCTTTGGAAGGGTGAATACCTTTCCATCCGCACCTATGAGCATCAGGCCGCGATCAAAGCGGCAGGCCTGAGGCTCATTTATGGAGACAAAACCATGACTCTCTCACAACAGGAACTCCAAGCTTTAAAACCATCGTCCAAGATTTTTAAATCAAAGACAGGAGGCAGAGACTACCAACTAATCGATATTAAATTTGCACCTAATGATCCGCGACAGGATCTGCTTTTATAAGGAGGCCAACAATGGCAGAAGAATACGACAACACTAACTCAGGCGCAGCCTTTCCACCATTCCCAACGCAGACCATGATCTTGCAAGGTAATGTAGATATTAATTCTAAAGATCACAAAATTATATGCGTACAAAATACAACCAAAGATGGCAGAAAAACTATTGAAGTTTATCAGAAGATGGGAATACTATTTGAAAATGATAAGAAGGGTAATGATAAAGCGCCAGATTATTCTGGCCCCCTCGATGATCACGACAACTTACGCATAGCTGGATGGAGAAAGAAAGCTAAAGACAGTGATAAAATGTTTATCAGTTTAAAAGTATCTGAAGGTAAAGGGTTGCCAAATGATACCATACCATTCTAATATGAACTCAGTTCTCCGAGGACGTAATCACGCCTTAAATGATTACTGCTCAAACTGTCCTCGTCACCTTGGCGCATCTTTTTTAGGTGCGTCTTTTTTTTGGAGTAACTAATGCAAACTAATTGGGGCAACAATAAAACAACCAAAATAACAAAACTAAAAAAGAAACCAAAGTATAAACTTATGTCAGGTAGAACAAAAGTTATCGATGGTAAAACTTATGAACTTCACCCAACAAAAGGGTGGAGAAAACGGAATGAGTAATAAAAAACCAAAAAAGAAACTACATCCAAAAAATATTTATAGAAACCCTTTTGAAAGAAGATATCGAGAGGTTGATTTTAAAAAAGACGACTGGATGCTGGACGTTCTTAAAATTTGCAAAAAGCGCTTGGATCATAATCCTGACGATTATCAAGCTAAGCTCGATGTCGGGTTAATTAAAATTTGTCACGACTTCAGTAAAGATATCGATCAACGGTTTAAAAAAGTAAAGGAAAAATAAAATGACACCGATTGAAAGAATGAAAGCAGATGCAAAGATCTGTAACTCCAAACTAAAAACTAATAGCAAAGTTATTTATACTCCAGAACCAACAAAATCTAGAGGTACAGTATCAAGAACTAAAGGCGATGGTTGGCGTAACAACAAGCTAAGCAATGAAGAAATAGAAGACATTAAATACTTCTTAGGCAGAGGCTGGGATATAAGATCAACAGCAGTTATGTGCGGTGTAAGCTATAGCTCTGTTCAAAAGATAAGGTCTGATTATGAAAAAAGTTAAACTAACAACAGATGAAATCTTAATAATTCTTGAAGGCATTTATCATTATGAAAGAAGCCCTCACTTTAGAAAAATATTATTAGCTAAAGGTAAAAGATTAAAAACTTTTAGATCTGCTAAACAAGTATTAGAAGGTGTACTTAAAATAGAACCTGTTAAATTATAAACTCAATTCATAATGCGGTGCATCCATAAATGGCCTACGACCTTGTGACCTTCGAAGATCGATGTACTCATTCATTGCATCCTCCATTGATCCTTCGTAATCACCAATAGAATCTATATGCCAAGCTGCACCCCAACGAAGTTTAACACCAACATCTTTAGCTGCTTCTTTCATAGCATCAGCAATATCATCATAAAGATTTATTTCCCAAGAAACTCTTGGCCCAACATAAGCCACAGTATCTATTGCAATACCTTCAAGATGTTTTGATTTCATAGTTTGCGATGCGCCCTTTTCAAAAAGCTCACGCTGTTGATCCATTGTTCGAAGACCACCCAAATGTGGAATGCCAAAATCAACTTTAGTAATTCCAATAGCATACTTAGCAACAGCTACTATTCTTTCATCAACACCTTCGAGCCTACCAAGACTACGTTCACTTAATTTAAATGTCATTTCTTAAATCCTTTCATTGTTCGTATTCCAAAAGAGGCAGCTATCGAAGCATACATTGCCCAACTAAACCATTGAGGTGCAGCCTCTAAGTTCTTAAATCCTTGCTCCATATATGGTTGCATCGGAGGAACAAAGCTTGCCAAAACAATAGCTATAAAACAAATTGTCCAAGCCTCATCTTTCCAGCTGTCAGCACTAGCCTCAATTGCTGCTTGTTCCCAACTAATTTCACCAGTAGCAATCTTCATTTTGGTTTCAGCTTCAGCAGCTTTGACCTTCGCCTTACTATCAATGTAGGTTGTAGCTAAACTAGCAACGCTTTGAAGTATTCCAATCATTCACTCATCCTATCTGTCTTAGCTTCCTTGCCTAACCACAATGCAAAAGATGCGCTAAGCATCGCAGTAACCAAAGAAACAAACGCGCTCTGTTGAGTTGTTGGATCGGGCAAGGTCATAAACCATAAACAAACCTTCCAAGTTAAAATAATTTGGCAGATAAAAGCCAGCCTAGGTAGTATCTTCAGCTGGTCTATCGCGCTTGCTGTTAATTTTACCATCGCAAACTCCTCTTGC